GTATTGCTATATATCTTCACGGCGTTGTAATTCGTTGCGCCCTCTGGGAGCATATCAACGTATTGCGCTCGTTCATCAGAATTAAGAGGCTGTACTGATGCAATGATTTCAATCGTTTCAGCCTCGCCATCGTGCCACATTCCGTCATCATCGTAATAACCGCCTGTGACACGCTCAACGGTCTGCTTTGTACGAAAGCTCACATCATCACCCCTCTACTCTGAAATTAACACGCCTACGCATTTCGCCGCTATCAACTAACGGCTCATTACGCCCCTTCTTCTTAATTGTAGAAGGTGCATTTGCTTTTAACTTGGACGAGCCGAACACCTCGCGTATATCCTCAACCATTCTGTGACCGATGACTTGCGCAGCCTCTCTTGGGCTGTCACCATCGATAACATCATTAACGCATTGTTGCGCTAACTTTGCCCATGCCTGCTTGTTTGTATCAGCAGATATGCGAATGAATGGTCTTGAAGGTATACGCTTTGTGCCATACTCATTCCATGTCGCGATATCGACATAGCTTGCACCGTTACTTGCTTTGCCCGAATCTTTGAGCATACCTGCGACAACTTCCATGCCGTCGAGCTTTTGCAGGTCACGCATTATCCGGTTGAAGCCTAAGTCGCGGTCAATAACGCCAGCCATGATAACCACCCTGCCTAATTGTCACAGGCACAATGACCATCGCTCGAAGTTGCAAGAATAACTGCCCATAAACAGTTTTCTTTAAGATAGCCTCGCTTTCAGTATCACCGCTACCGCTTGCAGAAGGGTCAGCGTATGAACGCTCTAAATCGCCTTCTTTTTCACGGATAAGCGCACCTGTGGCCACATTGCCATCAGCAACACCACCGTCCGCTACGGCATTAGCTATCATGTCGTTAAGCGTCCGCATATGCGCAATAAAATAAGCGAGGGCTTTAGGAAATAGCTTTCCAAAGCGTTTCTCGCTCACGTAATCGCGGTATATCTCAATGTCGCTTGTAAGTTCTTCGTCTGTAACATCTGCCATAGCAGGTATCGTCAAACGGAAAACTTCAATCAATTGTTCTGTGGTATACATGGGGAATCACCCCTTCTTTGCCCACTTTTCAGCCTCGGCTTTTTTGATAACTTCGAGGATTGACTCTTTTTTGTTGGCTCTGCCTAGCTTGATGTCGTGAGCCTTGGCATACGCTTTCAGTTCGTCAATCTCCATCTTTTCATATTCAGCCTCAATCACTTCTGCTTCTTCCACATCAGCAATGAGCAACTGCCCTGCCTTAATCATTGCGCTGACTTCGGGATATTTGCTTTTTAGCTTATCGAGGTCAGCAACACTCACAGGCTTTCTTGGGATATACATCTTGCCTGCGATAATGATAAGGTGGGCAGTATTATTAACTAAATTTGTCATAATACCGCCCTCCATCATTAGCACCCAGAGGCTTTCGAAAATGCCATCGGAATGGTTACAGTTACGCCGATGAAACGGCAAATGCAGTCAACAACGTATTCGAGGTTGCGCTTTTCTACGGGCAACTGACGGAAACGTTCGGGGATTTCGAGGCGTACAACATCCGGATCAAAGCGACCTGCAATCATGAGGTCAGCACCTGCCGTACCTGCACCGTCAAGCTCGCCAACCTTCTCGAAACGTACATCGGGATGGCTACGACGCAGGAACTCAAGGATAGTCAAATCGCTATACTGAGAACGCGGGGTCATAACGATGTGGTCAAATGCTTCGGTCGGCAGGAGAACCATGTTCGGATTCTCTACGTTATGCGTTGCTACGTTGATAGCACTAATCAGAGAAGTGATGTCGCGGATAATCTGGTCAGGAGTCTTATCTACGAACTTCGTGGAGCTACCCGTACCATCAGCAGGGAGCGTAACAGCCGTGAGGTTCGGGTTATTGATGAAGCCCGTTACACCTGCATCGGCATCGCCGAACCATGCCAACTGGTTGATTTTGATGTCCATAGCACGGCGTACAGCCTGTGCCTTATACATTTCGAGGTTTACACCGCTATACTGTGCGTGTTCAACTTCTACAACGTTGTAGCCGTAGGAATCGCCAAGCGTGAGAACCTTGGTCGGAATTTCTTTGCCGACAACATCAGCACGGGGCAGGTCATCAGCATAGTTGCTGATAACCTTTGCCATGCCCGTCTGGTCATAGACACGCTGCATTGCAGTAGCTGCGCCAGCAGGGACTTCGGTCTGTACGGGGAAAATCCGAAATGCGTTCATCGGTGCTTTTGCAACTTCGAGAACGCGCGTACGAATATAAGTCAGTTCACGAGCGAGGAACAGAGAAAACGCATCGTCATTGCGCTGTGCAACGCTCTTGATATAAGCCGCTTCATCTGCATTGTAGCGGCCGTTTTTATTGTGCATACCCATTATGTATCACTCCTTTTACTTACGAATACGAACAGGGACGATGTCACCTGCAACACCGCTAGCAAGATAGGTCATGCCCGTTACATCAGTAGCACCCGTGCCACTTGCAACAAATGCAGCCACACCATCGGTAACAGTCATAGCGACCTGGCCACCTGCGGCAACCGTGCCGCCGACCTCGACATACACATCACCGAAGGTCATAACAGGCAGGCAGTAATCCTCCTCATAGTATGCGCCAGTGCCGCTGTAATCCTTGTGCGTGTGAACTGCGATACCGATAACATTGGCAATGTCTGCGGATGCCGCCACAGGCTTGACCTGCTGGTCACCGGTACCGCGAATCACTGCATCACCGGGATTGAGTGCCGTTTCGGCGAAGAAAGAATCAACTACATCAATAGTGCTGTCTGCCTTCATGCCGGGAATAGCAACCGGCATATTCTGCTGATACCATTCAAATGCTTTTACCTGTGCCATAATTATTCACGTCCTTTCTCATACATATGACGCTCTGCCTCAATCAGCTTCTGGTAAGCCGCTTCGGGAGAATCGTCCTCATCATTGTTCTGCGCTTCATCATCGCGGCTCTGGGTGGCCTTGCGCTGTTCTGCCATGCCGTCCTCATGCTGTTTAACATCAGCCTTCGCCATATCATAGGCCGCTTCGATGTAGTCAGCAGACTTGCCATCAAGATTGATAGCGTCACCACGCACGGCCTTGATAACTGCCGTTTTAATCTCGGTGTCGGTCATGCTGTCAGCGTTGGCAACCTTGTGAGCCTCGGCAACTTTGAGCAGTTCAACACGAGCCTTGATAGCCTCATCGAAGTTTGCTTTGTGAGCCTCAGCGTCAGCCTTGCGGCCTTCCTTCTCCTTCGCCAACTCAGCCTCCAGTGCGTCATACTTTGCCTGAAGTTTGTCGGCCTCCTTCTTCATGTCTGCGCTGTCTTTGCGCATCTTTTCGATTTCTACCTTGACCTCCGGCGCACATTCGTACTCAATGCCCGTGTCAAGGCGTACCTTGGTCATTTCTGCCATCTTCTTGTCCTCCTTTGGTTCTTCTTCTAGCACCTGCTCACCGTCCATGTTTAGCCTTGCCACTCCCGCACGACCTTTGGGAACAATCGCAATATGATTTACCCTTATGTTTCGCTGGATAGCGTCATAATGCTCACCTTCCGGCGTTGTCCCCGGCGTTTCGTCTAAATCAAGTGTATAGCCGCATGACAGTTCTCTTGCTTTGGTGTCTAAGTTATATATCACAATGTCAGCAATGATGTTATTACCATCCTGCCGCCCTGCGGACAACACGGAGCCAACAGGTGCAACCTGCGCCGCGTTGCCAGCCGTGACAAAAGCCTTATGCCCAATCGTGATAGGCTTGCCTAGAAAACTAGCCAGCGAATCAGCATTGAAGGCTTCATCAGGTGGCCTGTACTCCCTGCGTTCTGTGCCGTCAGCATTGCGATATAGCAAAATGCCTGTTCGCCCGACTATGGGCGTGTCTCGGATAAACCCCTCTGCCGTCCTTGTGGCGGCAAAAGTTACTTGGTCAAATCTCTGCATATTTTCTTCCTCCTCCCGGACGGTCTCGCCCTCTATTCATGCCTATCACCTCATCCCTTCTTGTAACTTCCTGCCCTCGGCTGTAACCCTGTTTTGTCTGTGTCG